GGGTCCGCAATGTAGAACAACGCTATCGCCTCTGGTCAAACTCCTACGCCCCGGAATACAATACCCGCCGCAATCTTCCCCAACTTTCCCGTGCCGCCTTCGACTACCTCCTCCAGGATGGCGAGTACTTCGCCCTCTTGCGGTATTCGAATACCAGCCGCGCAAACCCGTTGACCATCCAGCTCATACCACCTGAAAACATTACCGGAGGCCACACCAATACCCCTGGCCATGAAGTTGAAAACGGTATTGAGTATGACGGTTACGGTCAAGCAGTCGCCTATTTCATCCGTGATGATAAAACCGGCGAAACAACAAGAATACCACGATTCGGTCCAAAATCTGGCCGGATAATGATGATTCATAATTTCCTTACCACCAACGAAAAGCAACGGCGAGGCGTCCCGTACTTTGCAAATTGTATCGAAGAATTCGCAAAACTTGGCCATTTTGAAAACTTAGAAATCCAGGCAGCAATAGTCAATTCTCTTTTTGCAATGGTAATTGAACCTCCGGAAAACTCCGACGGAGAGCCAGTCCTCAGCGGAGGTGTAATCCGTACAAAGTCAACTACAGAACAAGAGCAAATTAGTATTGACCCTGCTACGGAGGAATGGGTCAACCATGCCGCTACAATTGATTTCACGAAAGGCGGCGTGATTTTTGACGCCCTCCCTGCAGGCCATACCCCACACAGCTTCGACACTAAACGCCCAAATGTAAATTTTGGCAACTTCTACGACACGGTGCTGAAAAATCTTTCCAGCGGGCGTGGTATGCCATTATCTGCTGTCCAGCTCCATTTCAACCAATCCTATTCCGGGGCCCGTGGCGAATTGCTCATGTTTTGGATGGCCGTTACCCGTTTCCGTGAAAATCACGGCTTCGATTTTGAAGATGACATCTACCAAATGTGGTTCGCTGGTGAACTCTCTCGTGGACGCATTGAAGCACCGGGATATTATGACTCAGAAGATATGCGCCTGGCGTATACCAATGCCATGTGGGTAGGCAACCGCTTACCAAATATGGACCCCGAAAGCCTAGTCAAGGCAAATATCCTGGAACACGAACACGGATATAAGACAGGTGAAATGATTACCGCTGAAACGAATGGCGGTGATTATTACGAAAACCTCCGCACCATCAAAGAGGAATTTGAACGCCTTTCAGAAATCAAGACGCCGTCAACACAATCGGTGGCACCAAGTAATACTAGTCAAAACAGGGGAAGCTAATAAATGCCGCAAGCAAATGTTGCAGAATGGATAATTGTAGCGCTAACATCTGTGGGTATGCTCGGGTCAATCATCGTTGCGCTTGTCAAAGTTTCCACCGCCCTATCTCGCAATACCGACGCTATTGACCGCTTGACAGAAGTCATGGACAAGCAGGATGCCCGTATAGGCGAGCTAGGAGAAGTCATTGATAACCACGAGGGCCGTATCGTAGCCATTGAAACAATCCACAGGATACGGGGCTGTAATGATAGTGAGGCTCATCGTGCGAATATATAACTTATCACCAACAAAAGAAAATTATTATTCTCAGCGTAATAATAAAATCGACCCAAACAATACATGTAAACCAACCGCCACCATCGAAGCATTAGCCTTGGCCGGATGGCCTTTTCCCCAAAATGAACACTATCCACAACCAGAAGACGCATTGACAGCCCTATGCCGTACTGGACTTGCTCATGCCATCATGCTCCAGGCAGACCCAAAAGCAAATGACCGAAATCCGAACGAATATTGGGAAGTTATCGCCTGGGCAATCAATGATGAATGGTATCCGACATATCGACCGCTCATTGGACCAAGATGGAATTGGACCTTGCGAGAAGTTTTGCATGGGATTACTCAAGGAATCCCGTTTGTTGCATCAACAAAACTCACCAAATATGGTCACGTTGTCGATGTCGTCGGATTTGTCACCGAGCAAGACGATTACGATGAATTCGATGAGCTTGCTCTTGACCTATCGGCAGTCAAGGAAATCATTATCGATGACCCATATGGTGATTGTACTTCCGGAAAATATGATTTTACAAAAACAGGATGGAATAATCGGTATCCGTTTGATACTTTCAAAAAATTCTGGACTGGTGTCGGTGTACAAATCAGACCAAATAGATAAGGAGTAGTCCGATGAAAGACTTTATAAAAGCATTATTTACAGATGGCGAATGGGATGGCGATGCAACAAAGTTTGTAGGCTTTATTATTGTGGTCGCCGGCCTTGTCGGATTTTTTTCTGGAGCCAAAGGATTTGAATTTGTCCTTGCATTTGGGTCTGGCCTGATTGCAACCGGCAAATTCTCCACGCAAGGCTAATGAAACGCTATGTCATCACCGCAATCATCGCTGCTGTATTGGGCGCTTGTATTGCTTTGGCTATTGTTATGCCCCGTAATGCCAGTGAGACCGCAAAGCTCAAGTCCGCCGCCGATGAGTACCGAACAGCTCTTGATACTAGCCGACAAGAGCTTGACGCGGCTAGAAGCGCGCTTGACAGAGCGGAAAGCGCAAATCGAGAGCTTGCAGGAAGAATTGCAGACCTCGGCAAGTCTCTTGAGTCAAGCGCGGTCATCGCTGGACAAATCCGAAGCGGCATTGACGGAGACCTCGATGAAACTAGAATCGCTCATGACGCGATACGAAAAGCTCTCGGTACAATTCGACGAATACAAGACGCAATCGGAGAAGCAGATCAACGCTCTATCCCTTGAATTGCGTATCTACAAAACAACTACTTATGTCGCAGTACCAACAGCGATAATTTCTATCATGATAATAATCGGTATGATGATGGGATGGTGATAATTGGAAGCGCATACATTTAGGTATCAGTACAGAAAAGAAGGCGAAGAATTTCCTTTTTTCTTTGCGTCCGATTTACACCAAGATGAAATCGGATTCAATGAACAGCAATTTGCAACAGATTTTGATAGAGCAAAGCGAGATAAAGCCCGCATCTTCCTGAATGGCGACATATTTGGCGCAATCCTTCCCCAGGATATTAAGCGCTACTCTCGTGGTAATGACCCAAACGATACAGATGGGATAATCAACGTCATCGTTGAACAAGCTGAAAATAGATTAGCCCCGTATGTAGACAATATCGACATGATTGGAATAGGCAATCATGAAACCGCTGTACTAAAATATCATGCAACAGATATTACTCGTATGCTTATAGCCTTTCTCAATCGCCGCCGTAATCCGAAACTACCGCCCATACGCCATGGCGGTTATACCGGCTTTATCCGAATGGTATTTGACCGTACAGGAGGAGCCAATGCCCATGCGCTTGTAATTTTTTATAACCACGGCCAGGGCTCAAGTGCCGAAGTAACCGACGGGATCATCGACGCCAAACGCCGATTATATACACGCTCTGATATTATCTGGCTGGGCCATAAACACCGCAGATGGGCGCATGAAATCGAGCCTGAAATTGGAATAAATAACTTTGGGAAAATTTATGTCAAGAAGCGCTATGCTGTTATGACCGGTTCGTATCTGCAAAGCTCTGCAGAAACAGACGCCACGAAAAACGGATACCGCCAAAACTTTGCTGAGGAACGCATGAGAACACCACAAGGCACCGGCGGTATACGATGGACCGCCATAGTAGGACGAGAATTCTTGTATCCGGAGTTTGTTATATGACTCATGATCCTGTACACCATCCCGACCATTATACCTGGATACCAGGCCACGAATGTAAGGATGTTACCGCACATTTTGATTTTCTACGTGGTTCTGCAATAAAATACATCTGGCGCTCAGGGCGTAAGGAAAATGTTACCGAGCAACAGGACATTGAAAAAGCGATTGAATGCTTGCGTGCTCGTCTTGAATTTCTTAAAAATCGTAGTTTCCCTTGACAGATTTGCAGTTACCGCATATATGTATAGTGTATGATTTTGTAGACAGGAGGCGCCATGCCAAAACGCATTGATATATCAGGGGAAATAGGATGGGAAGTTACCGCTTCAGCTATCGCAGAATCGCTCCGTGCTGCCGGCGGTGATGATTTGGATATCGCCATCGCTTCTCCTGGTGGTAGCGTTTTTGACGGCATAGAAATCTATAATGCCATCCGAGACTATAAACGGATGTACCCAAAATCCCAAATCCTCATTACTCTCAAGGGCTTGGCCGCTTCTATGGCTTCGTATATCGCTTCATCCGATGTCGCTGATATGGTCCTTGCCGAAGATAATGCAGTTTTCATGATTCACAATCCGTGGTCCGTGATGATCGGCGACTATAACGATATGCAGAAAGAGGCAGAATTCCTTTCCGGGCTTGCATCTCTCATGGCTAATGCCTATTCCGCCAGAACCAAGAAAAGCAAATCAGAAATCAAAAAAATGATGGATGCTGAAACGTGGCTTTTCGGCGATGAAATCAAAGCCGCCGGATTTGTCGATGATATCATCACAGTCGCCAGCCCAGATCAAACACCAACCGACGGAAAGAAGGCCGCCGCCCTGTCAACCGCCCGCATGAAGTTCGAGGCGATGAAAGCCGCAGCCGCAAAGCGTGCAGACCCGAAAGCCGATGCGCTCAAGGCCGCAGCTATGATGTCAATTCTTACCGGCTCGAACGCTTTGACCGGTGAAAAAAATACACATTCCCCCGAATCAGGGGTAAACCAAAAGGAGGCAGAAATGCCAAAAACTTTAGCCGAGTTTCTTACTCAGGGGGAAGCCGCAGTCGCAGAAGTCGAAAAACTCAAGACCGACGTTGTGGTCGCTGAACGCCTCAGGGTAAAAACTCTTAATGAAATGCGTGCGAAATATTCCGCACTTGGTGCAGTCGCCGAATTGATCGACGAAGCAATCGCTACCGGTAAAACCGCCGAAGACATCGCCCTTGCCGTAGCCGACCTGGTACTCGCCGCCGCAGAAAGTGCAAAAGCCATTGACGCAGGTACAAGCGATACCGCAACCGGCGAAAGTGCTGGACCGGTCAACGACTATCGCCCAATCCAGATCGTAAGGTAAGGAGGAGTATATACAATGATGACACCTATCGATTACAATTTTGATTTTCAGATTCTCGAAAACGGAGCTCAGGCTGTCGTTACGAATAATTTGGGCCGTACCGCTCTATTTGGCGAGCTTGTTTACCTTGGTGGGTATGTCGGCTATGTCGCCGAACCGGATGGCATTGCCAATGGCGCATCTGGACGTATCCAGCTTCTTGACCCTGAAGTTGAAGTTTCCACCGCTCAGGTTGAGGCTACCGACACTTTTACCGCCGGTAACGTTTTGTACTTCATCCCTGGCGGTTCCAGTGCGGCTGGCAAGCTCGTTGACGCCCCTGCCGATGGTTCTGTCCCTGTGGGGAAGATTACCGGAGCGTTCGGTTCCGCCGGAGCGCAAACCGCCGTCAAGTTCCGCCCGTTCCCCAGTTCCGAGGCGCTACCCGGCGCGGCTCTCAAGGTTGCCAGAGTGGTCATCGACGGAGCAACAGATTACTCGACTACTGGCAAAGTTGCCAACATTCCGGTCGGTTCAACAATCCTTGATGTGATTGCCGTTGCTACCGCTACCCATTCCGGCGGCACCGCGCAGGTGATGAACGGCTCATCTGCAGTCCATACAGCAATCGCCATGGCAACAGATGGGGCTGTAACCCGCATGAGCGCTGGTGTTGACGACACCAAGCTAGTCGTTACTGACGCGGTAACTGTAAAAACCGCTGCACTCGGCGATGCTGGCATCGTCATCATCCTCTATGTCTAACCGGCGAAAATCTGAAAGGAGAAACTAGAAATGAACGATATCAAAGTATACAACAAAAAGGTCCCCGGATCAATTCCTACCGGTGGCCTCTACAGTAATCCAGTCGTCTTGGTAACCGAACCTCGGATCGGTCCACGTTTCCGTGATTCCTCTGCGATCAATTTTGACCGTGTGTTCAAAGGCGCCCCGCTTCCTAAAATCGGTCCATCTGGCACCGACTACTCTAAGCATGAGGTCTACGGCGGCGCTATCCATGTCCCCCAGAAGTGGGCTGACGGCCGTATTGAGTCTGTCTATGAGCGTGTCATCTCCGGTCGCATCAAGGCTGATGCCAAAGGTGCACTAACCGGCAATACCCTACTTCCCGACTGGGCCCAGCTCTGGGATGCCATGCGTATGGACCTTACAATCCGCAAAAATGCACTCCCGACAGTCCGTCAGTTTTTGTACAACGTCTACGTCCGCCCGGACGCCGACAAGAAGAATAATCTGACAGAAATGCTCCCCTATGGGATCGTCTTTGAGAAGAACAACGGAACAGGCCAGCCAATCCGTATGGGTGATAAAGGCGAGGGCCAGAATGCCACCGTTGATATCGAATTGTACGCTGCTGGCTTCACCTGGGACCTGCTCGCAAAGCTCTTCGACAAGAGCCTCGACATGACCGCACTCAATGACGCAGTCGCTGTTGGGTATAACGCAAAGCTTGACGATCTCGCCATCCGCCCGATTTTTGAATATGGTTCCTATGGTAACGCAGGGACCGCAAAGCATACCGCAGCCTCCACCATCTCCGGGGCCCGCAGGGAAGAGCTCCTGTACACCACGCTGGCAAATGCACTCGATGACCTCGGCAAGCGCAAAGACCCATCTACTCAGAACAAAATCGATCCTACCGGATCGTATCTGCTCTGCTCCGGCAACGTCGCCCGCCATGCCGCCCGTGTCATTAATGGACTACCTCAGAACACTGGCAACGTGCCTCTTGGCGCCCTATCAGAAATCGCTGGTATCATAGCTTATGATGGCGATACTGTCATTGGAAGAGATGGCAATACCGTGTACGAAGGGGTAGGCGATACTTATGCCTACCTGGTCAAACCGAACAGGTATCTTGACATCATTGTGAAACAGGGCTTGACCGCTGAAATTGACCCCCAGCCTGATGTGATGACTCTGGCCCAGGAACAACGTGCCTGGTGGTTTGCCGAAGGGGTCTATAACGACGAAGGCCTGGCTAACTACGTCCAGAAAATCACACTGCCCGCATGGTAAAAGGAGCGTCGCCGATGAAAGCGAAAGTAGATATTGACGCCGTAATCGGCGGCGTCCGCATCCATGTCAAAGCTGGCGACCAGCTCCCGCAAGCACTTATTGACCATTGGCTCGTGTCAAATTCTATGGTCCGTGCCATTAGGCAGGGGTTGGTCGAGGATGATGATCCTGCGCCTATTGTCGCATCAACCCAACCCAAAAAGCCAAAGCCAGTATCGGCAATGGCTGTAGCAGAGGACTCCGACCTGTGAACCTATACGACCGTGCACGGAAAGACAATGCCCGCATACTCGGCAACTCCTCTGGTTTTTCTGTGCCGGTTGTGTTTACTTCTCCTACCGGGGTTGAGTATCCAGCTCGTGGGTTTTTCATTGACGTGAATTTCGATATCGACCCGACAACCGGCCTCCCGATAGTTGCCCATCGCGTCGCCTTCTCTGTCTCGCGGTACGATGCCGACGGCGTTGACCAGTTCCCGGGCGCGAATCCAGCCGATACTGCAGGAATATGGCGCTGTCGGTTTACCAATTCCGTTGGCGAGTCGTCAACGTGGATTGTTGAAAATCCTGCGCATGACCGCACGCTTGGGCATATCACCATGCAACTTAAAAAACTAACGGCGAGGAGCGTGTAATGGCCGTAGCGATTCCAACCCATGCTACCCTGAAGGCTAATATCGTCGCCGCATTGCGAGAAGTTGCAACCGCCGAAAAATCTGTCAGCCCTTACCGTGATTTTGTCGTTACCCATGACCGGTGGAGGCCGTGGATCGAAAACCAACAGGGCGTAGCGCTGGTCAATGTCATGGTCGATAGTGTCAAATCCGGTGGTGGGGGCAGCCGCCAAAATATTACAGACCTCATATCGGTCAATATCGATATGTACGTACTTGGAACTCACGAAGAGCAAACAACCATCGACCAAGCGACCGGCCTTGAAACGATGACTCTTGTTCCGATCGACGAAGCCGCCGCCGCACGGCTTGACCTGCTCACTGCTCAGGTACGGCACGCAATCACGCGCATGAAAAATGGCGACCTCGGTTTTTCTGCTGGACAAATCATCCCGAATTTCGGAGCCGCCACGCTGACCATCTACACCCAGGAAGGCGAAGATTCAACCGGAAACTATGCTCCGGCTCGATATTCTTTCGACGTGACAGCCTCGTACACCCCGGCCGATGATGCCGAAATCGTGGCGCTTACCGAAATTAACATAGGATTCAATCAAGCCCTGGAAGATTGGGGCAGTAAATATATATATCACGTCAAGCCGTAACCAAAAGGAGGCCCCGTCATGCCTATCAGTTTTGAAATCTTCCCGTCGTATCGGCGGGCGAGTATGCGCCAGATCGAGTTGAAAGGCGTCAAGCGCTCAACCGCTTCGCCGTACATCCCTGAAAAGGTGCTGATCGTAGGACAATACCTCGCCGCAAAAACCGCAGTAGTCCCAGGCCAGATCGTACAGAAAATGACCGCCGACGAAGTGGGCGATTACTTTGGCTACGGATCAGAAATCCACCGTCAAGCGCTCTGGATTTTCGATGCGCTCGGAGGATTCTCCGAGAATGTCTATTGCGTGGCCGTCGCCGCCCCGTCCGGCGGTGTCGCCGCTACCGGTACCGTGACCATAACCGGGTCGGCTACATCTTCCGGTACCTTGTGCTTTTCCCTGGGGGGTACGCTCTACCAAATCAATGTCGCTTCTGGTGATACTGACGATGAAATTGCCGCTGCTCTTGTGGCCGCAATTACCGCTGACATTGCAGCACCGTTCACCGCCGCCGTCGGTGGCGTCGGTAGTGAAAACGTAGTCACGTTGACGTGTAAGCAAAAAGGCGCCAATGGCAATGAGCACTACATGATGCTCAACCCCGATGGCGATAGCCAGCAAACACAAAACCCGTCTGGCCCAGTGGTAACTTTTTCCGGTTCCGGCTACTTCGCTTCCGGCGCCGGGACACCCGATGTGAGCACTGCGTTCATCGGTACCGGCGGAGTTGACAATCTCGGAAACACCTGGTACACGCTCATCACGTGTCCGTACACAGATTCAACCGCTCTCGGCGTGTATAAGTCTGCTCTGACCGCCCGTATGGAAGCCAGCCCAAACCGACTCGCCGGTGCTGTGGTAGGCTATACCAAGCAGACCTATTCCGCTATGCTTGCCATCCCACCAACAATCAACTCCAAACATATCGCACCCGTATGGGACCCCCGCAGCCTCCACCCCGCGCACGAGTTTGGCGCCGCTGTTCTTGGCCTCGTCGCCGCATCTGCCAGTGTTGACCCTGGCCGCCCATTCATGGGCCTAGAGCTTCCCGTTGCTGTCAAGTCCGGCGTGTACGATATCACCTATTCACAAGCTGACGCACTCTTCCGTGCTGGATGTGGTTATTGCAAACTGTCGCCTTCTGGTACGCTTATGCTCGGTGACCTTGCATTATCGTACCGGCTGACACCTGCCGGCGCATCCACCGAGGAATGGTTTGCACTCGTCCAGCTCACACTCCGCCAGGTTAAAGCATATCAGGCTGAGCAGGTGTTCTTGTCTGACCCGTACACTCGGGGCATGGTCGGTAGCAACGACATCGTGACCGGCAAGGATTACGTCATCAAGCCGAATAAGGTCAAGGCCGACCTGTACCGCCTCGTGGACAATTGGGCCGCAGAGGGATGGACTAAAAATGTCGAATCAGTGAAAGCGACAATCAGCGCCGAAATCAATGCGCTGTACAATAGCCGCATTGACGCCACCATCGACGATGATCCCGCCGAAGCCCTGCGCATCATTGCGGTACGGCTCGGATTTTTGTACTGACTACAGCTTTTGAAAGGAGAAACAGACAATGGCTGAAATTTTACAGGGCGTTGCCCGTGAATTGATAGTTGATGGCATGGAGCTTGACCCAGCCGAAGGCAGTGAGCTGTCCTATACACTGTCTGGCCGTGCCGGGGTAGTCCACCTCGCAGGAAATGGCAAGGTGTACGGAGAGTCCAACCCACATATCGGAATGTTAAAGCAGGACGTGGCCGTCAATGCTGATGTTTACAAAAAGCTGAAAGCAATCCAGAATGCCGGGCGCTTTGTGTCCGTGTCATGCTCGACCGCAGGAGCCGACCTGCTTATAGGCACCATGGCAATCGGAAACGATGGCGGTCTTGAAAATGTCAATGGTATTGTGTCGCTTGAGATGCATGGCACGTTGGATATAGCGTAAGAAAAAACAAGCCCTCTGCCGTGCGCACGGCATGGATCGAAGACCGGGGATGCCTCTCAACGATGCAAACTTTCCCCGCCGAATCGTAGGTCGGCACCGTGCCCGGCGGGGGGTATTATTATCCGGGCAATTTTCCCACCCAGGAGGTACCAGACTGGATATAGCGTAAAAAGACAAAGCAATCAAGGGCTCGGCCAACTGCCCGGCCGTAAGGGCAACCTTGCGGAATAAATCAAAGTGTTGGAGCGGGCGGCCCGCTAGAGGTGAAGAGCCAGCCGTATGTTTTCAGCTGATCCGCCGGGCGCGGAAACAGTAATCGGGGCCGTATTGCGAGTACGGCTCTAGCTTTCCATCCAGGAGGTACCAGAATGGAACAGAAAATTACGAAAGAAGAAGCCATCGCCACAATAAAAGAATGGGCTGAATTCCTTGATGTCAATACCGACACGGAAGATTTCACCTCCGCTCTCGATGTCCTTGTCCGTCCGGTCATGTCTGAGCGCCTTGCGTTCGACGCTGATAGAGAGGTGTTCACCTTGAAATTAGCGTCCCCAATTGTCATGGAAAAATCAACCAAGGAAATTGTCGAAATCAAGGAACTTACTCTTGAAGAAAAGCGAGCAATCGAGCGTTTTAAGGATACTGAAAAAATCAGTATGGTAGAAGCAATCTATGCAAAAGCCGCTGGGCTTACAATCGCCGAAGCAAGTCGCATCAAAGGACGAGACTTTTCTGTTATTACTGCAATCAATCAGGTTTTTTTCTCGTAACCCGGTACAAATACCGGGAACCCACAGGCGACGACCTACGAGCTGGACTTCTCGCTTTACACTTCGGCGGCGCATTGCCATTTGATCGGATTGAGCGACTGACCAGCCGTCA